CTGCTTAATTTGTGTCATGACTGCTCTAGCAATCTGATCAGGGTTAGCATCAGACTTAACGTTTACGTTTAGCTCATAACTATTATACATGTTTCCGCCGTTATATGCACCAGAATTTATTGCCTTTAGCCTATCTGCACCAAACTTGTCAACAGCGTATTTACGAACAACAAACTCTCCTGGGGTTAGCATAGCAGGAATGCTGTCAGTTCCTCTTGCATATCCTCCAGCTGCATAATACTTTGGAACCATTCCTCCACCAGACATAAACAGGCTTCTGCTAATACCAGCAGCATCTAGCATCTTAATGAGCCTGATGTTTTCTTGCATCATTACCTTGTCGGCTGCAGTTGTTCCATCGCTGTCCCTTACGGCTTGTCTGTTGGACTTAATCTTAGCAATTGCATCCCTTTGCTCTTGTGTTAGTCCATCGTCCGCTGGGCCCTCTTGTTTTCCGTTATTCTTATATGCATCTTTAAGCTGAGGAATAAGCAGTAGGGCTTCCTTGATTGAGTCTGTAAATCCTTCGGACTCAACCTTTGCTAGCCTTACCGCATTCTCTACGTTAGCCCATTCCTTCTTAGTCTTTCCAAGATATCCATCTTCTCCAATAGCCTCAAGTGCTAAGTCACGCTGTCTCTGCAGCTCCCTCAAGTACTTTTGGGCTGGCTCTAGTCTTTCTTCTTCAATAGCTGCAATCTCTTTTTGCAAATCCTTTAGCTCAGTCTCAATTTCTAGGCGAGTTTTTCCGTTTTCTGCAGTAATAGAAGCTAGCTCACGCTCTCTTGCTACATCTAGAACTTCCTTTGCCCTATCCTGCTGCCTCTTAGCCTGATCTGCACGGTAGTCTTGAACTGCTCTTGCAGCAGCTGCAATATCTCCAGATGCCAAGGCCTGGGCAATTCCTAGCTGGCCCTTCTCCTGGTTAATGATGTCTTGGTTGACCTCTGATACCTTTTCAAGTGCTTCTACACGCTTGTCATACTTTTCGTTAATCTCATCTTCTTGCTCTTTAATCTGGTCAAGAGCATAGTTGAGGTCATCTACTACATACTGGTAATCCATGATTTGATTTTGTGCCTCTGCAATAATGGCATTGCTTGCTGCACTGTTAACCTCAAAGGCTAGATTGACAGCCTCTTCCTGTGCACTAAAGAACTCTTTAATGTCGTTAAATGCCGAACCAATCTCTGACTCCATACCATCGGTAGTAGAAGTCTTAAGGTCATATTGTGCGTCTTCTAGTTTCCTAAATGAGGCAATAAGTGCATCTACCTCTTCGGTTGTAGCAGCTGTAGCAATTGCATAAGCAAGAGATGCATCCCTTACGATATCAAAGGAGTCTGCATTAGATAGGCCACGGGACTGAAGAATATTCATTGCCTGAATTTGCTTATTCGTATCTGCAAGTCCTTGTGTAAGGCTCATGGAGAATTCTCCAAGTTTAATTTCTGAGTAAGCCTTTGCTAGTGCTTTACCAGCAGAAGTTACTGTAAGAACACCATCGCTAATCTTTACGAATCTTTCCCTTGTGCCTTCATCCATTGCCATTACAGCATTAACGAAGTCTGAGCTGTAGCCAGAGAATAGAAGCTTTTGGTCAGTTCCAAAGAACTTTGTTAGTCCGCTATTAATAACACTCTTGAGCTCTGTAATTCCACCCTTAGCATTAATTGCTAGATCTCGTAGCCTCTTTAGTCTTTCAAGGATTCCGTCAATAGGGTCTATAGCTGTTCCGCCAGTATTTCCTGGGTCTGTTGTTTCTGGATCTTTTTGATCTGGGTTTCCTCTTCCTGTAAACCAAGCGAGGGCTTCTTCTTGAATCTTTTCTCTCATAGAAGAGCCAACATAGCCGCCAATAGTATTGGCCACGTTTAGCTCTCCCTGCTTTCCTGGATTTGCAGCAATATATTCTGCAACTGCACGATCTGCCAAGCTTCCTGCTGCCATATAGTTAACAACTACATCAAATTGGGCAGTATTTGCACCCTTTGAGAATAGATCCCAATTATCGATTAGTGCTTTTAGCTTGTCTTTAGAGTCTGTACTCATACCAGGATGCTCTTCTAGATATTTAGTAAGAATTTCCTGACTAACTACTGGTGGGAGGTCTTCAATATCTTTAAGGTTTTGAGCAACTTCCTTTACCTTTTGCTCCCCATTTACATTTAAGTCAACCTCTGCCCCATATTCTGTTCCAAGTTGAGATAGCTGCAAAAGTGCATTAGAGTAGTAGTCAAAGTCTTTGTCGTTCTTTGCAAATAGATCAAGCATTACTCCATAGTTTGATGTCTGCACTCCAGCAGCAGCAAGTATTTGTACAACTTGGTTGGCTTCTGCCGTACCCTGAGCACTTACTAGAAGGTTAAATTTACTACTTATTGTTCCGTTACCTGCTTCATTAGCGTTTATAAGGTTACTAACTGTTATTGGGTCTAGCTCTCCAGATGCAAGTCCAATAGAAAGCGTTGTCTTAAAGCTTCCATCTTGTAGACCTTCAAGGCTTTCCTTGGCAAGCTCTGCAGCTGCCTTCATTGCACCGCTAGCATCTTTGAATCGCTCATCAATCGCTAGGTTAATGGCATCTGTAAACTGTGGCCCCATTGCCTCTGCCTGTTCAGAAATATTTCGGAAGATTTCTGCATTTGCTTGCTTTTGCTTTTCTAAAGATGCATCCCTTTGCTCAATCTTAGAAGTAATCTGAGCCTCAATTTCTGCACGCTCTTCGTCTGTCTTAGCTGCCTGCTTCTTTGCCTCTAGCTGTGCAATTTGATTATCATACTGCATCTGAATGGAGTCAAGAAGCCCCTGGTTTTGGGCGAGCTGCTCCGCTCCTAGCTGAACAGCTACTCCAGCAGCTTTATTAATTTCCTGGGTGTCTCCAATGGTTTCAACAATCTCGGCACCAAGCATTGTAGTCATTCCAGCAATCATGAGTGGCACTCCAAGGGCTGAAAGGGTTCCACCAGATGCAAATGTTATACCAGCACCAATTGCTGTCATTGCACCTCCAGCAATCTGGTTCATTAGTGTTCCGCTAGTCGTTTCTTGCCTTTGCGTTGTTCTTGTATTCTCAAAGTTTTCATATGCAGATACTTGCTGCCTTGTTTGTCCAGTTTGAATTTGCGTAGCAATAGACAGCGGATCTGTCAGAAGGTTTTCTCCGTTAGGTCCGTAAAGTGCAACAAGGTCTGCCTGAATCTTTGAAGAGATTGAGTAGTCCTGTAGCTTGTAGCCCAACTCTGCAGCAATGCTCATTGCCTGATCTTGTGTTACGGCACCCTGTAGAATTGCATAAGAAAGCTCTTGGGCAAATCCTTCAGCAATTGCTTTGCTGGACTCTCCTTCTGTTATTCTCTTTTCAGCTTGTGACAAAAATGTCTTTCCAAACTCTGAATCCATGAATGATTGACCATATTGGGAGTTAACTCTTTCTCCACCAGAAAGGGCACCAGCTCTTCTTCTCTCTGCAACAGATGAGGCAGTTACATTACCTGCACCCTTAGCCATTTCCTCTAGCTCATCAGAGGTCATAGTCATAGCCTTGGCTGCTTCTCTTCCCGACTCTGTAGCATCCTTGAGAGTCTTTTGTAGCAGCATAAATCCACCAACAGCTGCACCTAGACCTGCAACAACAAGACCTACTGGATTCATAAGCATTGGCAAAATTCCAGAAAGAGCTGAGGCTGCCATCAGCGGTCCCATTAGTTTTTGAGAAATATCTCCTACTGGACCACCCATCATGCTGCCCATTCCAGCAATCATTGATGCTGTTCCTAGTGCACCAAATGCCCTACCGCCGATTTGTGCACGCCTCTGGGCTCTTTGCTGACGCATAAGCTTCTTGTCTTCACGAGACATTGGGGCTGCCATACCAGGAGCCATGCCAGCACCTGCTGCTGCGTTTGCCCTACGAGTCTCCCAGCCTTTTCTAGCTGCAGCAGATTTTGCCTCTGCTCTCTCAGACTTAGCTGTAGTGTTAGTAGCCTTTTTGGTTGTAGCAGTCTTTTTCTGTGTTGCTTTTGTATCTTTCTCTGTTGCCTTAGTGTTTTTGACAACGGCTTGCCTTTGACCCTCAAGCACTCTTCTCTCTTTAGGACTTAGCTTGTCATACTCTGCTTGTCTTGCACCAATTGCTGCACCAGCAACTCCTGCATACCTAATACCAGTTCCAGCAAAAGTTTTTCCTTTACCACTTCTCGAATAGGTAGCTTTGCCAGAGCGTAGATCTGCTCCAACTTCGTCAAGTGCTTTCCCAAACAACTTTTCGTTTTTACCAGTAAGCCCATAGCCCTGATCAAGCTGTTTAAGAATAGAGGCAGTCTTCTTGGAGCTTTGTGTTTGCTTATCGAGATATTTCTTTAGTGCTTCTCTGTTTTGAGCATTTCCTGCTCCAGGCCCCTTGAAAGAATTTAGAATATTATTTGAAACTGCGGACTCAGCCCTTACAGTTTTACCAAACCTAAATCCACTAGACTTATCTGCAAGGTGAGCGGCATCTGTTTGTTCCCAGTATCTGTCAGCAACTGGGCCAGTAATTTTTTCATTTTGCTTGGCAGCCTTTTTAATTGCTCTTTGCTCTGCCTCTGTAATCTGCCTTTGCCTTTCAGCATATGCCTGGCCCTGATCTTCTCCATACTCATCGATAAAGTCTTTGGTGTATCGTCTTTCTGTTGTTCCTGCTCTGTTGTCTCCCCTTCGGCCTTCCCTACCCTTGCTGTAACCTGGAATGTTGTCGGATATCATACCCCTAATGAGTGGGGCATACTTCTGTGCCATTTCTGCAGGAACGATTGCTTCTCCAGGTGAAAGCATTGCTGGGACAATGTCTCCTGCTCCCTTTGGTCCAGGAACAGAAACAATACCGCTTGCAAGCTTCATGCTTCCAGCAGCACCACCACGTGCACGTGTGCCTGCAGCTACGTTATTACGTTGAATTGCTGCTGTAGCTTGGTCATAGGCCCTGATAAGGTTTTGTATTGCAGTTGTTTCTGCGGTAAAGATATTCATCAGGTTACCGTGTGTGCTACCAAGTGCATTCGCTGCACTAGCAGCCTCCAGGTGCTCCTGAGTCATATAAGATAGCTGTGAGCTTAGACCAGTTCCTGCATAGGTTACCTTTAGGAATAGACTACGGATTAGCCCAAAGCCCTTAATAAGGTTTGCAATACCATTGGCAAACAAACCAAATGTCATCAGGGCAACTGGGGCAACAAGTCCTAGTGCTGCAATTGCACCAGTAATAAACTTTTTAACTCCGCCGTCAAGGTTATTAAATCCTTCTAGGAGCCTTGTAGCAAACTGCAGAAGTGGTGTTATAAGCTCCATGAACTGCTGCCCCAAAGGCATCAGTGCCTTTTGAACATCTTCTACTGCTTTTTGGTATTTGTATAGCGGTGAGTCTTCTACCCTGCCAAGCTCTCGCTCACTTAGAATAGCTAGCTCTTCACTAGTTGATGCTGTAAGCTGAAGAACCCTTTGTGCCTGGTTTCCTTGTGCTACAACGTTGTTGAACAGTGTTGAAATACGTGCAAACTGGAACCTGCCGAAAAGTTCCTCAATTGCTCGTGACTTATTTAGTGGATCTAGAGTGTCTAGTGCACTGGCTAGCTCAAGAACTGCACCTGTAATGTTTCCAGCATTACTTTCTACAATCTCATTAACATTAATGTTGAACTGTGCCAAGAATTCTGATGCTGCCTTAGTAGGGTTAATCATTCTGGCAAGACCAGACTTTAGGGCGTTAGCACCCTCAGAGGCATTAATTCCACCTTCCTTCATGGCTGTCAGGAAGAAGGCTAGGTCTTCTACATCTCCACCAAGCTCTTTAATAACTGGACCAGCTTTAGGGATAGCAATGGTAAGATCTTCAATCGAAGTTACTGTCTGGTTCTCAACAGCGTTAAGGAAGTCAATCTTTCCAGCTAGCTCTTCTGCTGCTGTGCCAAAGGCGTTTGTAATAGAGATGGTTGTCTGCAGGGCTTCTGATTGCTCTACCCCACCAAGAACTGCAAGCCTCGTTGCTTCCGATACCTGAGCGGTAAGGTCTGCACCCATCTTACCCATAGCAGCAGCATCTGCAGCAAGGGACATTGTGTCTGCTACTGCAACGCCATACTTGGTAAAGCTTCTAGCAAGAGCATCTAGCTCTTCAACCATTGCATTGGTCTCTGACTCGGTTGTAAAGAGCTCTCCATATACACGCTTAAATCTAATTGCCTGCTCTTCCATTTCAGAGAAGGTCTTCATAGCTGCACCACCAAGCAAGCTCAGTGGAATTGTCAAACCAACCATTAGCTGGCGACCAGCCCACTGGGTGTTCTTACCAAAGTTTAGAAGGTTTGTTGATCCCTGATTAAGTAGCTGATTAAACATCTGCTGCTTTTGTGCAGTCATTGCTACCTGAGTTCCCAGGTTCTGCATGTCAAGTGTTAGTGGCTTAACCTTAATGGCCTCAAAGGCTCCGCTTGCATTTTTACCCAGAGTAATAAACTGGGTCTGCATAGTCTTAACACGCTCTTGAGCTACCTGCTCAATGGTGTTAAATTCTTTACGGAATACTTTTCCAAAAGTCTTGGTGGTTGCTGCACCATAACGGAAATACTGCCCTAGAGAAAACTTGTTCTTTTCTAGAGCAGATGTAAAAGCTTGTGCACGGTTATTGACCGTAGTTAGCGAAGCAGAGAATTGCTTAGTCGCATTAATAGAGTTGACAAGATTCTTAGTAAGATTGTCAGAAAGTGCCTGGTTTGCTGCGTTACCAGAATTACGTATGGAGGAATGAAAGGCTGATATCTGTGCCTGAAGTTGCTTGACTGCCGCCAACGCATTGGACGTATCAATATTTACATTGATATTTGACTGTATATCAGCCATTCATTAGCACCTCACATATATTTTGTTACTTAGGCAGGTTGTTTCCGCCCAAAGCCTCGGTCATGTTAATTCCCGATGCCTTTTCAATAATGCTGTATACAGTTGGTAGATCAATGTTGTCCTCAAGTGACTTTAGGTCACCAGCAATCTCTGGACTATACTGCTTCATAGCAATCTGCACACACTTCATTAGGATATTCATAGACTTGTCATTGTCCGTAGCTACGTCTGCTATACCCTCAAATGTCTTCATAAAATCACGAAGCAGGGAAATCTTTAGTGGACGTACGGAAATTTCTGTCCCGTCAATCAACTTTAGGGTCTCTGCTTCATTCACTGTTGTAGCCATATCTCCTCTTCCTTATTTACCAATATGGTGTTATTAATTATACCATAGAGGGGGCTAAATTATTCAACTCTTTCATAGTTGAGGCCCATGCCAATGCCGAATCCAGCCTCTGCTGCCTTCTTACCTTGAAGAGATGTTACGTCATTAGGATCTGTTTTAGGTTTTCCAAATACACGCTCTTTCATAGCTGTCCACTCATCTTGCCTACTTTGTCCAGTCTCTTTATCTAAATCGACACCCTGGATTGCAGCAAGGAACTTCTTATCAGCATGGTCTAGTTCGCTTTTAGCTTCAAGGATGGCTATTAGCTCTGGCATTGATATAGATGTTTCTAGTTCGTGGTAGTCTTTCCAGATTCCCAATAAAAATGCTCTTGACTCTAGCTTTACTAGGTCTAGAGTATCCCATGTAGAGCCGTCTGGCTCTCTTACCTTGTCTTCTTCTGGCTGACCTTTAAACGAGATACCACCAGCAATCTCAATAATCTTATACAGACCCTCCATGTCAAGAGAATCCTCTACCTTTTCTTTAGTAGCTATATCTGGACAGTATTGCCCCATTGCTGCTGCTGTGCACTCTAGTAGTATGTCTAGCTTTTCATCTTCAGTGGTTGCAGTAAATAGTTTATTAAAACTGTCCATAAACTTACGAAGGTAATAGATCTTTAGTGGGGTAACGTATATACTACGGCCATCTATTAGCGTGATTGTCTCACTGTCGTATACCCGATTAGCCATCTAACTATTATAGCAAAAGAAAACCCCTGCAAGCAATAGCTTGACAGGGGAATCTTTTATGAAGTTATTACACTCCTGCTGGGATAATACGGTCAACGATCTTACCGTATGCACCATTGTTGTCTGGTAGCAAACGGAAGGATACGTCGAACATAGAAGCCTCATCACGCTTTGCAGATACTGTTACGTTGTCGATTGACAATGCACGGTATGCAACGTAGATACGCTCTACCTGCTCTGTTGGAGCACAGTCACCTGTACCTGGACCAACAGCAACAAGACCACGCTCTACTGGGCACTCACCAAGATTACCAGCGTTAACTAGCATCTCCTTGGAACCGTCTGAAAGACCTGTTCCTGCGGTGAGGTCATAGAGATCGCTGCTGGATGCAGCAATTGCAACCAAAAGGTTCTCTAGGGTAGCCTCAGCAAATGTCGTGTTCATGTTGACCTGCATGCCCTGCTTGTATAGCTTGGCAACGTCAAGTACCTGGTCAACCTGGACCTCACCGAAGTCTGGCTGGAACTGAAGCTCCAAACCATTCATGGTGTATCCAACGTTAGTGAAAGTACTGTCGTCCTGCAGTGTGTCACGCATTGACTCGCCATCAGCGTATGCTGGTAGGTCGGAGTCAGCCATCTCTGTACCAAAGGTAAAGAGAGCAGCTGCACCAACAATAATGTTAGTGCTAGAACCACGTGTGTATGCCATATTTATTCACCTCTTTTTCATAGAATAAGAGGGCTTCGTTTCCTCAAGTCTAATTATACCACTAATTTTGGACTATTATGATTTGTGCCAACAATAATCAATAATGATTTTGTTTCCTGCAAAAGTGCGTGCTGTGCCAAAGTCAATAATGTCTCTGGTTTCTTCTAGCTGATAAATCTTTAGCTCATGAAAGAATACTGGGTAGAAATCTGCTCCGTTGATTTCCTTTGTGCCTTCTGTAGTGCCATTTGGCTGAGAGGCTATCCATGCATTAAGCTCTTGGGCAGACTCATCTCCTCTATCTAGTAGGTCTTGAATTACCTGTGTAGACTCAATTAGGTCTACTGGATCCCCTGCCATTTTATAGAAATAGTAAAGCAGTTGCTCATACTTCATGTGTGGGAATGGCCCCCTACGCATCTTGAGCATCCTGTCAAACACTGCAAACACATCTCCTGCAGCATCTGGAAAAGTTTCTGTAAGATCGTCGATGGCTGTTGGAGAAGTAGGAAAAAACTTCATCAGACCATTATCAAACCTATCTGTTCCAAGCTCTGCTGGAACCTTCTCTGCTAAATATGCATTAATAAATGCTGGTGGATAATAGATTGCCATTATGCTGCTGCACCTCCTGATGCCCAACTATACCCGACTGACCTTCCGTATCCCCTACCACCACGGACACCACGCTGAACATTATCCTTGTATGGGAATGGGTTTTTTAGGTAGTCAAAGATTTGGCTTGAGTTTAGATATGCCTGAGTAAAGTAGCTGTTAAAGAATGTTTCGAGTGTTTGCTCTAGAGCACCAGTAGTCTCTTCTCCTCCAGGATTTGCAACTACAACTGGCTTGCTTGTAAATACCTGCTCGCCATTATCCTCAAATGCCAGAACCTTTTTACGAGGTCGGATGGTAACTGGAATACCCATTTCCATAATCCTAGCCTTGTCATAGAATGGGACGGTAGAGCCATCTGAGATAGAGGTAGACTGTCTAAAAGTATAGTTAAAGGATATGCCTGCACCACTTACACGATATCCTAGGTCAAAGAGTCTTCCCTGTGGTGTTCCTGTCATTGACCACTCATAAATGTGGTGTAGAGCTTGTGGGTTGACTCTTGCATTGGCATCAACAAACTCTTTGATACGCTCAATGACTTCCTTACCTAGCTTGTCTAGTATCTGTGGCTTTGCGTTTTGAACTCCCTGCAAGAATCCCTCTGTATACTCTACAAACTTAGTCATATCCTTATAAAACTTTTTGTCGTCAAATGCTACCCTCATTAGATGTCCACCGCCTGATTCTCTGAACGGCGTAGAACAATCTTGTAGTATTCTACTTTTCCAAAAGGTCCAACGTATGGCTCTTGGCTTGCAACCTCAAAGATGGTTGACTTGTTTGCACGAACGCCAGATGTCTCCATATAAATTGGATTACAGTTTCTATCTTTAATGTTGCTAATTACAACGTTAGTGATAGAGTTCTTTCCATCTTCTGATGTTACTCGTAGGTCTTGCTTTGAACGACCAACTAAAACCTTTTCCTGTGTAATGTTCACATTTGGGGTAACTTCTTCTTTCATGGCAGAGCCTGGAGATGCAACAGATATAGCAATATTCCTATCATACATCCATTGCTTTTTTACGTTACCGTATGCACCCTGCTCAACTGTAGGGTAAAAGATTTCTGCAGAGAGCGGAAAAAGAAAGTCTCCTGTATTGCAATCTGCCATTATAACACTCCAGGTTTTGAAATCGCCTTTTTGTATTTGGAAAGAATCTTGTCTACAATTAGGTTTCCAGTTCCTTCAAATACACCCTTTTCAAACTGAATCTTAAACTGATCAGTGTTGTATGAAGAAACATAGTTCTTGTAATAATCCATTCTTCCACATGCAATATCGTCAACGAGTAGCTCTGCTGCTCTTACGATATCGGATGGTACTGTTGGATATCCGTGCTCATAGACAACACGGTAGTCCCAGTTCTTTGGGAATCCTAAATAGCTGTATCCAATGATACCGCTGTCAGATGAGGACGACGGCAATACAAGTCGTGCCTGCTCATCTCTATTATTTGGACCTTCAACAATTTCAACGATTGCTGTGCGGTCTCTAGAAAGTCCAAATGTTCTATCTGTAACAAGTTCGTTGTTCTCATATACGCTTGCTACCTTTACTACCTTATCCCAGACTGGAAGGAAGTCTGTTCCGCTTCCTGGAATTTCTGCAGTCTTCTTTTGGTAGTAGAATCCTTCTCTTACGATGGAGTCAATAATTGCACGTGCAAGCTCTTCATTCTTTCTGTACTCTGCAATATCTGAGGCAACCTCTGCATGCTCTGTAGCCAACACATATGGCCTTCTTACCTCGTAAGTGTCGTGGATAACTAGACTGTTATCACTTGTTTGAATTTCAACATAGTAGTCGTTATCAAATTTAGCACTAAGCTCTACTACGAACTCTTCCCCTGTTGCCCCAGAGAAAGATTGTGAGGATACAGAAAGATCCGCCATATCTGTAATATACGCAACAAAATCCTGTGTGGCATAGCCCTCAGGAATAGTTAGTGATGCTTCTACTACATCATACGGCGGAACTCTCAGTATCTCCATTTAGCTTAAAGCTCCTTGGCAACGTCTTTCGGATCTGCTGCCCTAATGTGCTCACGTGTTAGCCACTGCTCTGCCTGGTCTTTAGTTACAATGTTAAGTCCTACATTGACCCTACCGACTCCTGGCCATGACACGTTACGTGTTGAGTAAAGTGCAACAGTCTCTGGCTTAGGTGATGTGTCACCTTTACGTGGTGCCTTCTTTGTTGTCTTTTTCTTTGTGCTAGTTCCAATGACACCGTCACTTACTGGTGCAAGTGCTGGCTCCTCAGAAGCAACTGGCTCTGGTGATGAAATGAGTCCATCTTCCTCAGCCTCTGGTGCTTCTTCTACAACAGCCTCTACCTCTGGCATTACTGCTGCATCTTCTACTGGACGCTCCCACTCGGTACCGTCCTGAACCAGGCCATCGCCGTCGCCATCTGTAGCATCTGGATTAAACTCGTCTGCCATGATTCCTCCTAAGATTCTTTATTATATTATAGCAGAATAAAAACCTAAAAAGGGCAGGAGCTGGAATAGCCCCTGCCCCTTTGGGTTTATATTGTTAGGATTTAGGCATCCGCAGCTGCGTCAGCATATGCGATTGCGTCCTCTTCCTCCCACTGAATACCGAAGCGGACGAAGACGGTGTACTCTACAGTATCCTTCTTTGCCTTGTACTCACGGTTTACAGTGATGTCACGCTGGAATCCCCATACACGGTTCTGTGGGAATGTTAGGTCAACGTAACCATCTGGGTAGTAAGGTACTTCCTGAACCTGAACACCAAGAACACGGGTAGTGCGTGCACCACCGAATGTCTGGTCGGTACCTGCTAGGTAACGATCACGTCCAGCCTCTGTACCAGCAGCACCTGGGTGAGATCCGAAGGCCTCAGCAATAGCGTCTGCTAGTGTACCATTGTTCTTGACAATACCCTGGAATGCGTCTGTACCTACGTAGAACTTAAGGTTGTTCTTAAGTGCACGGTACTTACGTGGCAGTGCCAGGATAACATTCTGCATAACCTCTGGGGTCCATGCGTTGTCAGTAACTGTGACTACGGACTCGTGGGCGTAGCCACCAGTCTTAGCCTTGTTTACGAAACCATCCATGATGGACAGGAAGTTTCCTGTTGCTCCATCACCATTAATGGCAAGGTCCTCGATGTCATTTGCAAAAGCATTTGTCATCAGTCGTACTAGGTGATCCTCTAGTGCTGCACCTTCAACGTTGTCCTCGAGGGCCTCAGCTGAGACCTCCCAGTCCAAGCGGATCTTCTTTGTAGTAAGCTCCACCTTGCTGAATGTCGCACCAGTGTTTGTGTAGTCACCATCAGCCTGTGCAGCTGCACGGATTACACGCTCACCTACATTGACCTTCTCAAGCTCCATTGTGTTAGCTCGCATAGTAACACGACGGCCATCCTTGGCGAGAACGGTAGCATCCCAAACGTAATCAATGAAACGTTGTGCCTGCTCTGGGCGTAGGATTCCGCTACCTGCATCACCAGAAGGGTTTACAGCATTTGCTCCAGTGGTTGTACCGAAGCTAGCGGTTGGAATGTTTCCGAGGGTGCTAGCACCTGGATCGGTTACACCTCCAACTCCACCAGATGCGAATGCACCCTCACCGTTATATAGACCTGAGTCTGCACCAGCGGCATCTGGATTGTTTTTGATAATCTCTTCCGACATTTTGTCACCTCCTAAGTGATTTGTTTCTTAACTAAATAAGTCGGCAGTTTTGAGGAAACGTCCGCCCCATATTGATTTTTCAACCTGTTCTGGTTGGTACTGCACGATCTCGCCTAGATCGCCAGATTTGCGGAAAGCGGTGTCTGTTTCTACAGCATCTACCCTCTTTCCAAACTCATCAAGACCACTCTTGGCTGCAGTGACTTCGTCCTTTACGGCTTTAATCTCTGCATTGGCTCCATCAAGTGACTTCTTTAGATCAGCAATTTGCTCGTTTAGAGACTTAACAACTGCTGAAAGATCGCTAAAGGCTGATGTAATTCCATCCTTCAGTTCGGAAACTGCTTCAGATACATCGTCTGACTTTGATACCTCTTCAGTTGTCTCAACAGATGCCTCAACGGAATCTGACTTCTCCTTGTCGTAGGACTTGTCGTCTTCTTCCTCTTCCATGTTGTCTGACTTCTCTTCGGTCTCGTCCATATCTTCGGACTTCTCCTCCATGTCATCTTCATCCATGTCATCTGTCTTGGCAACCTCTGCCTCGTCTGCCTTTGTGGCATCCTCAGCTACGGCAACTGCCTCTGGAGCGACCTCGTCTGATTTCTCTACTACAGCCTCATCAGCTGGAGTTGTGTTTTCTTCAGTCATAGGACTTACCTCCTTGTTCATCTTAGAAAGATCAATGCCTTTAGCACTATCAACTAAGAACTTTATCATTTCTGATTTCTCGTTGTCATTCTTTTCAACGAAACCTATATTCTTCATCGCATTTCCGTTAATCGGACTAGATGCGGAATCATCCTGAGTAATTAGAACCATTCCAGACTCTTCATCCCAAAAAACATTTTCAATCTCAACGTCTGCTACGTCACCCTTGACGACATCAACGCCGTCTACCTTTTCGATAGACATGATGTTTGCAAACTGATTGGCTGGTGTATCTACTAGCGATAGCTCTACTAGGTCATACTCCTTAATTACACGAATGGACTTATCCATCTTCTCGTCGTATGCGTCATCCCAGTCATTCATTCTTCCTCCAATAGAGAAACCAGAAAGGGTGCCATCCAGGACCTTTTCCCAAGTATCCTGTGCACCCTTTGAAACATATGCTGATACGTATACGCCAGAATAAAACTTCTTGGATTCTGGGTCAAAGTACTTATCCTCTTTAAATGCAATCATCTTGCCAACTGCAAGTGGCTGGTGCATTTCACGGATGTTTCCACGGAACTTAGCGAATGCTTTTAGAGATGCGTCCGTGGTTACAATATCATCTTGGCGGTCTACATTATCTAGGGTAGCAAAACCCGAAACGATGCGACGCTCTTTATCAACTTTAGAAAAGGGCATCGACAGACGGAGATTGTCTCCCTCTGTTGTAAACTGCGATTTTGAAATAGTCATACTAGTTTATTATATACCCCTTTTGTGTAAAAGTTACAAAAATGTAATACAATTATAACACAATTTTAGTTAGAGGCATTTCCTTCCCCTTGGGCATTACGACCATTAATCGTAGCATCACCATCTGACTGATTATTTGCTCTTTCTGCATCTCTTTCACGATTACCTGCTAGGTTAGCTCGTGCATCAGTAGACTGTCTAGAAGACATTTCAAATACGTCATCTCCACCATTACGCTGTGGTAGGCCCAGGGCCTCTCTAGCTTCATTTGGTGTCATAACCTGAGTCTTAACATATCTTTCAAGAATCTGTGACTGTGCAATCTCATCTGTCAGGGTAAGCTCGTTGAACTTAAACTCGAAGATGTCTGTCTTCTCTCGAATAATCTTGTTGATCATCTTGCCAAGGTTGGTCTGTGCTGGTCTAGCTACCTGCTCCTTAAATGTCCGATCTTGAGCAAGTGCAGAAGCAATAGAAGAAGAGTCTGCACCACCAATCTTTGATAGAGGAACCTGATGTGCTACTAGAATGTCATCTCTATTACGAAGCCTGTATTCGTTAAACGATGCCTCTTGGACACCATTCTCAATTGGCTTCATATCGAACTCTACCTTGTTCATATCGTTATCGCCAGGTAGTGGGATGTAGAGTGTCCTGTGGTTCTGACCCTTCAGGTTAGTCTGTAGGAATCTGAACAGCTTGTCCTCTGCATCTGCAGATAGCTTTGCACCCTTTAGAGTAACGATATACCTTGGTGTTGCCTTGTTTCCAAAGTAGTCAATGTTATACTGTGATGCTAGCTGGTCGCCGTGTAGTGAGGAAACGGCAGACATAATATCTGGAACACCATAGAAAGTATTTAGTGGTGAATACTCCTTGTAGTGCAAAATCTCATTTGGTCTTGGGTCATTGGTTACTGGGTTCTGGTTCCTTGCCCCAAAGTTTCTAAAGTAGACAACCTTCTGTCCAATAATCTGAACATAGCCGTCACGAAGTCTGCGGGCACGCATTGTTGTAGCAGGGATGTGTCCTAGATAACCTATCTCGCCATTTGTTTTACGACCAATCTCTAGGTATCCATTTCCAGTAGCCTGCACATCTGTATAGAACTTCATTAGAATATGTGTAAGAGAGTCATCCTGGTTAAGGCCTTCTATCCAGTCACGGACCTCAATCTTCATTCTTTCAATTCTACGCCTTGCTTTGTCTACAGCAGTCTCATTAGTATTTGACTCTAGCTGCATCATAGCTCGTCTAGAAATCTCAAAGTCGTAGCCTAGACCTACAATGTTTTCTACCTTTGCATCAATGGCTGCGTGGTTTGCAAATGAGGTGTCGTAGAAGTTAGCAAGCTCATAGAGATTCCATGGTGGGGTAATTACATCAAACATCCCGTACCCATTGTGATAGACAGCACCTGGGTTAATCTCCTTAGAACTAGCACCATCACCAGTTCTAATTGCACCAGCGTTTCTTAGGTAAGCGTCTGTTGGCTCTACGGCATTCTTGGCAATCCTTGTAGCCCTACGCTTAAAGTTTGCATCTAGACCGTTTAGTCCTTTGAGGTCATCCCAGGACTTGTTAAATGGGTCCTGTTGCTGAAACTTATCTACCTCTGGCTTTGTCTCTCCCAGTCTGGCTCCAACGATGTATTCATTTGCTTCTGACATTAGCCTTCATCTCCATATGCGTTAAGTGTCTGTTTTGCAGCTATGAGGGCACCAACGTCATTCATGGAAGGAATTAGTCCTTGCTTCATTCTGTCCATCTGTTCGCTATGCTCTTCATCTGTAATTCTTGCTGATCCAGGGAAGAATATTGCCTCTCCCTCTGGCTCTCCATAATGCCTTGCAGCATCTTTAAGTTTCTGAATTTGGTTCTGGTCACCCTTGTTGGCAGGAACATTTAGAACATTTCCGTTACCATCGGTAAACCATTTTCCGTTTGATTTCTTCCAAACGTATACGCCCCAGGCGTAACCAGACTGTGGCATTAGTGTTAGCTTAGCTTTTCCTAGTGCTTCTGCGAATAAATCTTGCTTTTCTTTCTTATTACCCATGAACAATATTATACCACATTAAACTGGAGAAACAACACTTGAGTTCCAAACTGCACCAATATATGCTCGATACTTGTAATTATTAAACAATAAGCTGCTAGTATCAGAGACAATAAACTTGTTTGTTCCAATATAAGTCTTATATATGCCAGCTATGTCAATAAGATACTGAATAGTGGTTGGGATGTAAAGCACATTGGCCCATGTTATGACTGGGACGTGAGATAGGAAGTTCCCCCATGTAGCTGGGTTGATACCTTCGTCATCAAGAATGCTTTCTAGCTCTGCCCACGTTCTAAACTTTGTTGTAACACCAGTCTTATCTGGAGCAATCTTATAACTTGAAACTAAATCTACCCCAATATTACCAGAAATATCTACAAATCCAGAAAAACTATCCATATTTAGAGGTTCTGCCATCTGAACACCTATCATATTCCATTCATTACCAAGTAAGTATCCATTACGAACTAGATTCCCATTAACAAAGAGTGATACACCTGGTGCCTCTACTCCAGCCTCATTTTCAAAATAGAGCCTTCCTCTGGTCTGAGAGGATTCTTCGGCAACAACATATCCGATTATGGATTGGTCTCTTGAGGATATGGTCATTACCTTTTCTGGTGTTGTTGGGAATGACTGTTCGTGATACCTCATTAGCATCTGCACTCCACCAACTCTATATGTGGCAGATCTCTGTGGATTAATTGGGAAACGAATTGCTCTATCTGCTGAGGTATCCCCTACTAGCTGAATTCCTGTATCATCACAGATATATAGATATGGGCTGCTGTTTTTATAGATTTGAACTGGGTTTGGTGCTGAGTAGTCATAGTAAATACCCTTCTTTATGTAAGGGTAAATATCCTGACCTAGCTTAGTGTTAATTGGAGTCAGCGATGCTTCCTCTTGCACCTGAGAGGCTATTTGCAAAGAACTTATCCTAATGTTTCCGCTCTGCACTCCTGCAATATTCATATCAATATGTATAACTACTGCAATGTCATCAAAGCTTACATTCTTAGGTGGAAAGACAATAGAGCCATCCACAATCTCATACTTAGAAGTAGTCCATTCATCTCCTGGCTCTACAGACCTGCTTAGTGGTGCAGGATAGGAGTTGGCTATGTTTTCAGAAAGGACGTTGGCACCATCGGCAAGATACTGGAATGAAACGTATGTCTTTACAGATGCATTGCTTGTGTTGTAGCTATCTCCATCCTGAGCATAGACAGTTGGGCTGTCTAGATTTATCTGTAAGTAATCTAGTGCATACTCTGTATTGCCCTCAATATCTGAAACATTTTTGGCAAAGTATTTTAGTGGCAGGTAGTCTTGCCAAGCAGAGTCTACTGCAACATCTAGAATAAATGCTCCTAAGTATAGTTTAGGGAATAGGGTATATGTAGCTGTGTGGCCATATAGAGTGCTACTAATTAAGAATGAGTCTGGAAATCCACCATCTAAAAAGTCTGTGCTTGTAGTGTCGTAGTCTCCACCATAGATTCCCGATGGATCTGCTGCAAGGTAGTCCTCAAAAAGATTTTGAATATTTACAGATGTTCCGTCATCAGTAAAGAACTCGCTAACCTTTCTAAGGTTTCTTGCTGTAGAGAGCCCAACCTTATATATCCTACCAGTAAAAGTATTATTGTATCCTGGCTTGCCTCCAACATACATCCTTAGTCTACTCTTGGCACCGAAGAAGGAAGATATGTTTGAGCCGTATGTTTCTGCAAACCTATCTATGTCAATTCCAGCTGCAGCACTAATACCCACAATGTGCTGGTCTTCCTTAGTCACAGTGGTTATTTCTGAGTTGTATGATAGCTGGTAGATAAGCTGTGAGTCGCTAACAGAAACTTCGAAGTAGTTTCCAGTCACTTTGTCCTCAATTAAGAATAGTGTTTGCTGGCTAGTTGAGTCTGACCTAAAAACAATGTAGGCAGCCTTAAGATCTTTTTGCAGCAGGTCAATGCTGTTAAATAGAAGGTAGCCTCCAGGGTCTGTCTCATCGTCAAGCCCAAAGCTAAAGTATGGCCTGTTCTCTGTATTTGCAACTCTGCAAGCCTCTAGCCAGCCTGACTCATTTGAGTTTTTAAGAAATACAGATGGAAGCTCGTAATCTGGTGCACTAATACTGTCAGAAGTAGTGGATATATTCTCTGATATTCCCTGATTCCATAATCCAAGATCTGGGTATAAGTAGTTGTTTGCATACTCGGAATTACGATAGTCAATGATAGCTGCTGAACCCGATATGGAGCTGTTGCTATTTTCTGGATACTCTACACCTTGACCGTAGATAAATCTACGCTTTGCCACAACAGATGGCACAGAATAAGAGTATAGGGCTGGAGACTCTATATCGAAGTAAAGGAAGTCATCACTGCCATAGAATCCTACCCAGTCTTGATCAAAGCCATAGAAAAGAGAGGACAGTGTTTCGTTTGTTCTGGCTGGCAAATCTATAGTGGCAGTATCTACAATCATAGACACAACCTCTTCTCCATTAATTAGCATGCTAATAGAGTTTTCAATAAATCTAAGGTGGACCAACATTGGTCTGCCCCAGGTTCCAACAAAGTGGGACATCGTTTGATTGCCTAGCTTAAATGTCAGGAATTGGCCGTCTACGTATAGCCCGTCTGTAGAAGCTACTGGACCCATAATCCTAGTAGCAGTATAGGAGCTTGTTGATACCCTCATCCAAAATTCTAGTGTGAGATCTTTATATCTTCCAGACTCATTCATTAGGCCTAGACCTGGCAATATTAGTGATGGTCCGTTAGGGTTTTCAATAATCTTTGTTGCATTGGATGAGCCATACACAATAGGAAACCCAGCATTGTATGCATACATTTTATTTTCTGATGCTAAGTAGTATCCTGGGTTTTCTCCAAGACCATATGCTGCTGCCCTAACTGCTGGGGCATTTGTGATGCCAATACTTGCTCCATGCAAAGAGTAAAGGCTGTTAGAAGCAACACCAGAGCTTGCTGTAGCATAGTTCTCTGACCACTGTGCCATAGAAATTGCATTTATATAGCAGCTATAGTTACCGTCAGAGCTGGCGTTTACCTTGATAACTATTCGTAAGTTTGATGAGGTATCAGGAATATCAAATGTTTTTGATACAAATGCCCAAACACCAGTACCAGCAATCTCAAAATTTTCTAGAACCTGTGTTGTTGTTCCATCAGTATACTCGTATCCTACGTCAACAGAGTCTATGGCTGAATTCTGAGAATATAGGTAAAAGGATATATTAAAACTTCCTCTATCTGAATCTAAATCTTGTGTTGATATTACGTCTGGGCTAATAGCTATAACTTGGCTTGTGCCAGAGAAGTCAATCTCTGTTGTTGGACTTACCACTGGTGCACTTAATCCAGAAAGCTGAGCTGTTGTTGCCGTACCGCCAGAAACATTCCAGTTTACTAACTTTTTGTTTTGTTGTGATATCAGAGAGAGGAATTCTGAAGAATCATCCAGTGACCAAAGAGCTAGCGGGTGTTCTGAAAATACCTTCTCCGCATAAAGGTTGGCTGGCTGTGTCATAATTCTCCTACTTTATTTTATCATACTACTGCAGTGATTTTTGCCACTGTGTACCATCATAATAGTATACAGTTGCCTTTGACCAACCAGCATTATATGTATCTAGCTCTCGTTCTATCCAGCTAGATCCGTCATACACAAATACTTTTCCGCCAATGTCATCAATAGTGACTGAAAAAGGAGATGTATAGATATACTCATTACTGCCATTATAAGCAGACAGTGTAAAGTTAAAGGTTCCAGGTGCAACTGGTATTCCAGAAATTACACCTGTCGAAGTATCTAGCGATATTCCATCTGGAAGTGCTCCAGAAGAAACTGCATATCCAGCAGCATTGCTTGCAGATATAGAGTCAGAATACGGAGTATCAATAGCAAATGCTGTTGATATCGTATCGTCAGTCCAAGTTGCCAGTGGATATTTGACGGTGACGGTAAAGTTAGATGTTCCTATTCCTTCCCCGTCAGCATTAAATGCTTGGAAAGCAAAAGTATATGTGCTTCCTGGACTTGTAGGTGTTCCTGAGAATGTTCCATTGCTAGTATTAAAGCTAAGTCCAGCAGGAATGCTACCAGAAGCAGTATAATAGCTAGTATAGTTTGCACTTACCCCATCCGAATAATAAACCCCTTGCCTCATACTAGTTGATACAGTGTTGTCTGTCCATGATGGGTATCTGTTTGCTACGTTGATTGTTCTAGTAATAGTAGAACTGTTTCCTCCTGGACCTGAAGCATAAAAGCTAACACTGTAGCTTCCACTGCTAGATGGAGTACCTGAAATAGATCCACCACTTGCACTTATTCCTGGTGGAAGACCACTCCAGGTATAGGAGGTTGCATTACTAGCACTAATAGAGCTGCTATAGTATGATCCAACTCTGGCAGTAGAGGTAATGCTGTTATCTGTCCAAGTTGGAGCTGCAGCTGTTGTAGTAAATGATACGCTAGTTGCATAAATTGCACTTGCTGAGCCGTCAAAAAAGTTACCAGGAGTAGACGTAGATGTGTCCATCCATGCGTCCAAATCATAGGTAGTTCCTGGGCTTAGCCCTGTTCTTGACCAGTTTAGTGTTACAAGTTTGTTAATGGCTGCACCACTACTGCTACCAATTCTTGTGTAAAGATCGAGAAAAAGATGTCCATATGCTGTTGCACCCATGGAAGGACTAGCATTATAAACGTTTAGGCGACCACTAGCTGATGTAGAGCCAATGCTGTCAACATATATAGCGATTTGTGCCATGCTAGCTCCTAAGCAGTCTTAATCCAAATATCTCCAGATACCATACCACTGCTAGGTGCATTAGCCTGAACAAAGAGAGAGCGATTGTTAATCTTCAGGGCGTTGTCTGCATTGCCCGTTAGATTTCCAATAATTGTTCCACCAGTAACCGATACAGCATCTATTGCGTCTGCAGTTAGTGTTCCAGTAAATGTTGGATCTACCAACTCTGCAATTACTGTCGTGTCTACAGATATTTGGGTTCCTGCTACAACTATTCCTGTCCCCGCTGTCAGAGATACTCCTCCAGCAAACTGTGTCATTGTGATATCGCTTGTTCCAACAGTAAATGTTGCTGGATCATCTACAAGTGCTACATAACCTGCACCAGCATTAAGTGTTCCATACTTTACGAAGATATACATTCCTGGAATTTCGCTTGGCTCGTCGCAAAGACTGCACCTACGCAAAACCCAAGGAGAGGTTGCATCTCCAAGGTCTTCAATTACGTATCTTCCATTTTCTGCAGCATTAGTCTGATCTTTAACAAGAATGCCATCTAGCAATTCCCAGTCTGTGGTCACGTCGTCAAGAGATGTCCATGCACCGTTAGAGTTAGCAGTAAGGGTTGCCCCTACACCAGATGCTCCATTATCATAGGTTGCATCTAGGTTAGATGTTGTAGCTGCCTCTACAGCAGGCTTTGCAACAATACCAGCTGCAACATTGTCTACATACTCTCTTGTTGCCAAATTAGCAGTATTGGCGATGCCGTGTACATTAGTTGTAGTATTATGTGCCGTAATGGCAGTGTTAATTGCAGAGACTGCATTTGCAAGCTGAGTTGTTGGTACCTGACCATTTGTGTCTAGGCTAGCCACTCCATCATTTTCTCCCACGCTAGATGATAGAAGATAGTCTTGGAAGCTTCCTGCTTCAAAAGGCTCTAGGTTGCTCCAGTCTGTTGAGCTATCGCCCATCTTAAATGCTGTTGTTCCATCGGTTCTAATCTCAACACCGATTTCACCAAATTCAAGAACTGGATTGGCTGAATCCCACTGAGCAGTGGTACCACGCCTAAGGGTAATTCTCTGAACGGCCAAAATTTATTCTCCTAATAGATACAAACTATTATACCACTAGTTGAATGACATTTTATGCTTTTTGTTATCGTGGATAGGTCCACATTCATTACATGTATAAGACCTTATTCCCGTAACAGGACACTGCTTAATTTCAGTATTATGGCCTCTAATCTTACACCAAAGAGCTTTTATAGATCTTATGAAAGGGGAAGCCAATGCTGCTCTGCCTCAAGTCCTGCATCCTTTAATGCCCAAAGTGGTGTTACGTCATACGCAATTGTGATTCTAGGACCTTCCCAGTCCCAATCGGCCATTGCATGTGAGTGTCCCATTTCTGAAAGAATGGCTTTATTATTTACGTTATTGTTAATTTTGTGCTCACCAAAAGCATAGTAGTGTGTCTCTGATGGCTCAGCGGAAACAGAGTAGTATCCATGATAGAATGGTGCTCCTACTGGAGAGTGATCGTGCCAGTCAAGTCTTCCCTTTTTAGAATAGTTTACGTTAAACCATCCCTGTAGCATATACTGCTGTTCAGAAAAATCTACCTCGTAATAGTTGCAGGCTTCTTTAACCATACTAGAAATTGCATCATATAGCTTTCTAACCCCATCAATGTGGAATTGAAAAACATTATACTGCCTCCACTTCATGGTTGAAATACTGCCAGTGTCTTTCCAGACTTCTGCGTCGCCTACTGGAGTTACTCCTGCAACCTTGGCTTGCTCAATAAGATCATACCTTACTAAAAGCTCTTTTTTTAGCTCATCTAGATCATTGTCAAGAAAATATTCAAAAAACCTGTGTGGCTGGGTAGAGTGACTTTTACTTATTGTTGGATCATACTGTTGCAAACTATACTCCGTTCTTTGCTATAAATATTATAGCACAAAGCTACTTGAGGAATGATGGCAAGAAGTTGAACGGTGTGAAGTTGAACGGTGTGAAGGCAAAGTTACCAAATGGAGTAAAGTTAAATGGTGTAAAAGCAAATGTTGGAGTGAAGCTAAAGTTGCCAAATGGAACAAATCCAAAGTTAGAAAAAGGAACAAATCCAAACGGAGTGAATCCGAAGTTACCGAATGGAGTAAAGCTAAATGGTGTAAATCCAAATGTAGTAATTGAAGATGAAGCTGGTGAATCAGCACCATCTCCATTTCCATTAGTTGCATAGACGGTATATGTCTGTGAAGTTCCACCCTCCTGGTTTACAGTTACAGAAAGCTCTGTCGTATCTCCAGACTTGCCGTCAGAGGAGGTCCAGTGATAGTTTGTGATTGCTGATCCACCATTAGCAGGTGCTGTCCAAGTAACGACATCTTGCTCTGCACCAGCAGCGTTGGTTGCTGCAGAAGGTGTTGGAGAGGAAACAGATGGAGCAGCCATAGTTGCTGGAACTGTTGTAATAGTTATTGCAGAGGATGCAGATGATGCTGGAGAATCTCCAGAGTCATTGCTTGCAACAACAGTAAATGTTGGAGTATCTCCTGAGTCAAAACCAGTAACAACAATTGGAGAAGATGATCCAGTTGCTGTCTCTCCAGTAGAAGCGGTCACCTCATATGATGTTGCAGCAGGAGAATTAGCTGGCAATTCGAAAGATACTGAAGCAGCACCATCGTTATACGGCCTATCTGTACCGACGTTTGTTGCTGTTACATTAATTGGTGCAAATGGCTCCAAAAAGTCATTTGAGCTCTGTGAGTTTGCACCTAGATTTTTTCCAATTGCCATGCTAATTTTCTCCTATCAATTTTTAAGCGGCTGTATCTCCGAAGACAAGCCATGAGTTTGCTGCCCTCTTTAGGAGGGTAACGGATGACCACTGTGTGCGTAGCTTTGTACCAGGGGTTCCGTTTACTACTGCCGAACCAGTTCCAGCGATTGTAACCTGACCAGCTCCAGTCTGAATGATGTCTAGCGTAGAACCTACTGGGAAGTTTACGGTTGCATCTTCTGGGATAGTTAGTGTTACTGCAGAACCACTGTTGACCTCAATAATTGTGTCTTTTTCGTCAGTGCTTGTAAGTGTGTAAGCTGCTGTCTTCTCAGCGATTGGTGTAATGGAAGGCACTCCAACCTTTGTCTGAGTTCCATCTGTAAATACAACTCCAGCCACCTCAACATTGTTAACTGCTAGGTCATCAAGTGATCCCTGAGCAAAGTTAATTGTTGTGCTTGGCTCGTCTGTAACACCCTTAAAGAGCTTCCAGATGTCGTCAGAAGCATCACGAACAATACCTGCGTGCTGGTAGGTGCCGTCATCAAACGATCCTACGAGACCAAGGTCTGCAGTGTTAGAGGTTGAGCCCTCACCAATGTAGATCATTGGGTCATTTACGACTAGGTCCTGTGTGCTAACTGTAGTTGTAGTACCAGATACTGTAAAGTCTCCAGACACTGTAATGTTTCCAGAGAATGTCTGGTCTGCACCACTTAGAAGTGCTAGGTCGGATGTATCTGCAATGCCGTGAACATTTGTGGTTACAGCAGCGTGGGTTACAATCTCTCCATCTGCGTGTCCCTCAGCAGCTGTTTGTGCTGCAGTGACATCTGAAGTTGTTGCAAGCACAGAGGTGTCTGCAATACCGTGCACGTTAGTTGTAATAGCTGCGTGAGTAGATACTGCAGAAGATACATCAGTGTCTGTCGCTAGAACTGATGTGTCTGCGATACCGTGAACATTTGTGGTTGTAGAGTTGTGGGTGCTTACAGCTGCATCTGCATCTCCTGCAGCATCATAATTTGATGCTAGGCTATCTGCATATGCCTCTGCTGTTGCCTCTGCTGCTGCCTGAGCATCGTTTGCTGCATCTTGTGCATATGTCTTCGTAGCAAGCTCTGCTGTGTCTGCAATACCGTGCACATTTGTGGTTACGGCAGCGTGGGTTACAAGGTCAGCAGCATCTGAAGTTACATCTGCCTGCAACTGAGTAATATCTGCTGTGGCTGCATCAATGTTGTTTTGAAGAGTCGTATCTGCAGCCTGATAGTCAGTCTCTAGCTGAGTATCTGCTAGCTGATATGCCGATGTTACAGCAGTATCCTGTAGATCTGCATAGTCAAAGGCTGCCTGCAAATTAGTTGCATCCTGTGTTGTCAGAGTAGTTGTAGTTGTTGAAAGATCGCTCTGTAGCGAAGCAATTGCATTAGTATTTGCTGCTACTGTTGTATAGAAGTCTGGGTTCTCGTCAATTGCAATTGCAATCTCTGCCAGAGTATCTAGGGTAGCTGGGGCAGCACCAATAATAGCGGAAGCATCCGAGAAAGCCTCTAGGTTACTCCAGGTGTTGGTTCCGTCACCAAACTTAAATTTTCCAGTGTCGGTTTCATAACCAATCTCGCCAGCAGCGAGTACTGGATCTGCTGCTGTCCATTCTGCCGCAGTTCCACGGCGTTGCTGCATTCTAGTTGCCATTATTTAATCTCCTAATGAAGGGTGTTGCCCTATCTTTTTAAATTATACCACTATTTTAGTGATGATATTTAGTTGTACTGATCTGTTACGATACCGCCAGACCAAGTTGTATCCCAATCTGTAGTTGATGGGTCTCCAGCACTAACTGCCAGAGATTGTGGGTCAGAAACTGTCCCACCCTCAACAAATGTAGTTGAGATAAGTCCATTTCCTTCGATTGACGTGTCGTGGATGTGGTCTTGTAGAACTTCAGCATCCTGAATTGTTGCAATCGTAATCCAAACGCCACTGTAGTAGACGTTAACTCTCTGGGTGATTGTGTCGAACCACAATGCACCATTTGATGGTGAAGAGGGAGCGGTAGAAGATACAGGAATTTTACCTGCATTGGCATCAAGATAAGACTTTGTAACTACATGGGAATCCGCTGTAGGGTCAGAGGCACTAATTGTACCTCCAATGGTAGCATCTCCAGCTACCTGAATTCCATTTTTGACTCTAAAGTCTTTGTTTGATGTTGCCATCTATTACCACTCCCTCTTTAATTAATTTAGACCATCAAGGTTCCAGTGACTGTGACATCACTGTTGTTGTTTTCTGTTGTTACAAGCAGCTCTATGTCTGTTCCGTTGATTCCAGCGGAAACCGAAGATAGTGAGCCACTTGTTTGTACATTTCCATACTCTGTGATAGCAATGTTGTTAGAGCTGTCAAGTGTTAGCAAGACCTTGGAGATTTCGGTGTTTGTTCCGTCTCCAACCTTAACAACAAGCTCTGCAGAGCCGTAGTCGGCAAGTGCCCAGCTGTATGCAACTACCTGGCTTGCTGTAGCTACCGACTGGGTAGCAGCAACCTGAAGAGCAACAGAGTTTACATCTACTGCTAGGTAAGTTGGTGTAGCTGTTCCATCACCAGCTGCTACTGCATCTGAGATGTCAGTTGCAACTGCTGCCTGTGCACGAGCGTCTGTAAAGTAAAGGTTAGTTGAACCTTCAGCTAGATCGTCAGTGTCAGAATCTGCAACACCGTTCTCAGCTGTAATTGTAAGACCAGTTCCGTCACCAGAGATGGTGATGTTGGTTAGGCTTGCATTTGTTAGCAAGTCTGCAGCGGATGTCTTTGCACGAGCGTCTGTAAAGTACTGGTTTGAACCCTCAGCTACGTCATCAGTGTCTAGTGCACCAATTGTAGTATTTACAGTGCTAATCTGTCCATCAGTGTAGGTGTTAGCGTCTGTCTCAGCCTGGTCAGCGTAAGCCTCGTAAGCTGTGGTGATTGCTGTCTCACGACCATCGGTGTAAGAATTAGCTGTGGTTACTGCGTCAGACTCAGCTGCATCTACGTACTGCTTTGTAGCAGCGTGTAGGGCAAGTGTTGGGTCTCCAGAAAGAACCAGAGCACCTGTCATGGTATCGCCAGACTTTGCAACCTTTTCACCAATAGATGTGGTGAGGTCAGAAATAATATCTGGGTTGTCATTCAGAGCTGCAGCTAGCTCATTCAGTGTGTCAAGAGTAGCTGGTGCAGAATCTACAAGATCAGCAACTGCTGTAGCAATGCGGTCAGTAATTGTATTTCCGCCAGTACCGTCAACAGTAGCATCTCCAACGAGGCTATCGGTGTAGCTGTTTGCAGCTGCCTCGGCATCATCGGCGTATGTCTGAAGAGAACCCTCTAGAGTGCTGATTTCACCATCGGTGTAGCTGTTAGCTGAAGTGATAGCATCTGCTTCTGCTGTATCGGCATATGACTGTAGAGAAGACTCTAGTGTAGAAATCTCTCCATCTGTGTAGGTGTTAGCATTGGCCTCTGCTGTAGAAGCTGAGCCAGCTGGGTCATATGCAGCTGATGTAGCAGATAGTGCACGTGCATCTGTAAAGTAAAGGTTTGTTACACCTTCAGAAAGCGAATCTGTATCGTGGTTTGAAATGTCAGATACTGTACCAGTTACATCACCGAGTACATCGCCTGTGAGGTCTCCGACAAACGATGTTGCTGTGATTGTTCCAGCAGCGAAGTCTCCATTTGAATCACGAAGTACTAGGGTATCTGGGGTGTTTGTGGAAGTACCTGAGCCTCCAACGAGCGTAGTAATGTAACTCTGGTCAGCTGAACTCTTGGTCAGAATATCAAAGTTATTTACTGTAGCTGTTGTGCCCTCAACTACAAGACCATTTTTGATCTTAAAGTTTTTGTTTACTGTAGCCATTTATTAATCATCTCCTGTATAAATTAAGCCTTGAGACCAATGCGACCATATCGCACGGTAACTGGCTTGATAGCTGAATCTGGGGTCACAGTCAAAGCGACTGTATCTCCAGTACGAGAGACATCAATGGTGCCCATATTCCCATCATTGTCAATTGTTCCATACTCGGCAACGGAAACATTTGATCCGTCTACCAAGATGGTGAACTCTGTTGCATAGAACTTGTTATCTCCCTCTGTAGTCTTTGAGATAGAAACAATGTATTTCACCATTCTCCATACCGTTGCATCAAAGCTGTCGATTACGGTTGCATTCTCAATTCCAGAGATGGTGTTTTCGTTATTACCAGCTGTTCCAAGATCAGTTGCCTGACCTGCAGCGGTATCGATAAGATCTTCGTAGTCCTGTTGCTCAGGACGATCACCCTGCTCAAAGCGGGTTTTTACATATGGGATAGACGTTCTAGACATAGCTCTATTATAGAGCCCTTTTTAAATAAAACTACATTACATAGTTGTTCAGACCTATGATAGCAATGCCAATCGGGGCAGCATTGCCTGGACCATACGCCTCTATGCCAATGTTTACAAATTTTACACGAAATGGTAATATTTCTGTAATTTTAACATTGTTTTTGACATCAATAAACTTAGCGGTATACTTTTTTGGTTGAATAAAGTCAGCTTTATATCTGTCTTTAGTATAGAATGTTGACTTTGCCATTAGTTGGTTACATCCTCAACTACTGAAACACTACCCTGACCAACTGTCCATACAACTGCATCCTGTGCAGAGCGTAGCTCTATGTCAAAAATATCTCCTGTTTCGAGTTGAGATGACTGTGCAGCCGATAAGCGGACAGTAAATTCGCCAGCCTCATCGTCTGGATCTTGATATGGACTTAGTGTAAGCACTAGGGTTGCATCGTCTGTAATAATTCCCAAATCTGAAGAGTTATTTGGTCTCTTAATCTCCATTGAGATTGTGTAGTCTGGGATATTTAGCGGAATCCTATTATCATCTGTAGCATAAACCTTAAATGCAGCAGTATCTCCACGCACAATAGTCCAAACTAATTGTGGTGGGGTGCTTCCAAGTCCTTGCGGTCCGCCTCTTGCCATATCTTATATTATAGCATAGACTTTTGGGGAAATCACTGGTATAATGGTAAGTCTTATGAACAAAACTATTGCCAAAGTAGGCGTTGTCGGAATGGTAGTTCTCGGTATCTCAGAATGCCATATGATAACTGCCCCAGCTGTTCTTGCTGATGACTCAGAACCCCAAACACAAAGTTTACAATTAGGTAAAGTAAGAAGTCTGGTTGGCACAGAAGATAGTAGCCACGGATGGATTGACCTAAATGCTCCTGACTTTACTAGAAACTCTAGCTATGAAATTATTACAATAGCTCCTTGGGAAAAACCAGAAGTTGCTGCAAAGCAAATGGATGTTGATCAGCTAAAGCGTGTTTTACGATACGCAGGTTTTGAAGGGTATTCTCTTAGAATGGCTCAAGCAATCATTTTCCTAGAGTCAACAAGAAGAATGTATGCTCATAACCCAAATCACCTAACTGGTGATAACTCTTATGGTCTATTCCAGATTAATATGTTTAGGGGTCTAGAGGAGCAAAGGCTTGAACAGTTTGGGCTTTCTAGAAACGAAGATTTATTTAATCCTGGGATTAATGCTAGGGTAGCTTGGGAAATATCTAATGGTGGAACTGATTGGTCTGCTTGGACTACATACCCTGAAGCAAAAAAGATTGTTGGAAACTATTCAGACTAAGTTATCTGGTCTGCTATCCACCAAAAAGTTTTTTCTAATCCTCTAGCCAATGGGGTTTTTGGCTTCCATCCAGTTTGCTGAAATACAAAAGTGTTTTCTGAGTTTCTAGCAACAACCCCTGTTGGTCCAGGTATATGCTTTTTCTTTAGTCTTTTGCCAGCAATGTCTGCCACTATGTCAAAAAGCTGATTAATTGTGACAGGCATGTCGGAGCCTATATTTACTGGCAATACACATTCAGATTTCATTAGTGCATAGATACCATCTAATGCATCTTCTATAAATAGAAAAGATCTTAGCTGTTCTCCATCGCCAAAGATTTCTACTTCTGTCCCCCAGTTAGCAGATGCTATCTTTCTACAAATTGCTGCTGGTGCTTTTTCTTTTCCGCCAGTCCATGTTCCTTCTGGCCCAAAGACATTATGAAATCTAGCAATTCTTACGGGGACTCCGTAGTTTTTGTGCAGAGCTGAGAACAACCTCTCGCTAAATAGTTTTTCCCATCCATACTCTGAATCTGGATTAGCTGGATAGGCAGCCGTTTCTACTAAGTTAACTATACTACTGTCTAGCTGTGCCTCTTCTGGATAAATACAAGCACTACTTGAATAAAATATTTTTGAACTATACATTCCCAGCTCAAGGATTGCTTTTATTAGGTTAAGGTTTATCTGCACTGAGTTAGTCATGATATTTGTATCGTTGTCGCCAACAAAAATATACTCTGCACCACCCATATCTGCTGCTAGCTGATATATTTCGTCAAATGGGTGGCCATGTAGAGATATAGACTTTTTTACAGACTCATAATCTGTTAGGTCTAAGAGAAGGTATTCATCTGCTGGAGATTTTGAAAACTCTGGCTCCTTTATATCCACTGCCCTGACCCAGTAGCCCATAGCCTTAAGCCTTTTAACCAGATGACTTCCTATAAGTCCACCTGCACCGAATACAAGTGCATTCGTCACTAGATATCTTCCCAACTACTTCCATTATATCTTTTAGCTACTGTCAGATCCACCCAGCTGCTTCCGTTATACCTTTTAAAAGTTGTTAGTTGAGTAGATGAGCTTGGTCCTGTCATTCTGTAACCTCCATTAAGAAGTGCTGACTCAACTGTAATTGTAAAAGTTTTTTCTGTAGTTCCAGAAGTATTGGAGGCATAGATAGTAAAGGTGTAACTTCCTGCTGTTGTTGGGGTTCCTCCAAGAGAGCCATTGCTAAAAATTAATCCTGCTGGAAGAGTTCCCGAATAGGACCAGCTATCAACATTGGATGCTGAAACCGAATCAGAATAGGATACTCCAATTGTAGCTGTAGTAGCTAGTGTCTGGTCAATCCATGACGGGGCTGGCAAAGATGCTATATAAATAGAGAACTGCTGTTCTGCTGGCCCGCCGTCGTTTTCTGCACGAAGAGTAAATGTGTATGTTCCAGAAGATGTTGGGGTTCCGCTTACGTAGTAGTATTCTCCAGAAGCACTTCCTGATAACCCTGGTGGCAACGATCCAGAAGATATATAGATATTTCCATATGCAGTATCGTGTCCTGATGCCCTTGCAGAGTCTTGAACATACCCAGTATTAATTTGTCCAGAGTTAAAAGAGCCACTCCATGTTGGTGCTGGAACTGGTGGGGTATCTGATTCAGTAGTTGCACTGGCTGTAGATGACCATGGCCCAGTAGATCCTGATACAACATTTCTGATAGTGCTGTCATAGGCTGCTACCCTAAAGTCATAGGCTGTTCCTGCAGATAGTCCAGTTACAGAAGCAGATGTAGAAGTAGTTGTTGTAAATGATATCCAAGTAGAAGATGATGATGCTTTATATTGAACATCATATCCATCTGCACCAGTAGCAACACCAGAAGCAGAGACAGATCCCCAAGACAAGCTTACGCTATTTTGACCTGTTGTGGTTGCAGACAAAGAAGATGGTGCATTCGGTAGTCCATAGTATTCAAGAGAGAGGTATTGCTGATATCCACTCCAACTATAGGTAACAGAGCCAGTGCTTGGTGCTACAACATACGTAGTCTCTCCTGAAGCGGACCCCCTTAAGGTGTATGCTCCTCCTGGACCCAGAGCTTCCAGTCCACCATAATATTCTGAGGTGCTTCCTAATACTGCAGAAACATTCCCTGCCATATATTTATAGCTACTACCAAGCTGGCTTGATCCATCATAGGTACTATACGCTCTAGTTCTTGCTTTATTAAAAGATGCAGTAGTACTACCCATAACAACGTTGACACCATTGTCTCCGCTATCAGCGTCTCCCAGCCTTGCATACACTGTCATTTTGGTAACAGTATAGAGAGCTCTTCCTTCTTGTGGGTTTGTGTTTCCTCCCCAATCATCTGGGGTGAAGCTAGAAATAATTGCTCTATCAGAACTTGTTACATAGGCAACATTGCTTCCGCCAGTTGTTCCATAAGTCTTAGTTGCCATTTAAGCCTCCTAGTAGAACCAAAGGTCCCCTGCAGAAGCTCCTGAAGGTTGGGAAGACTGGACATAGATTTTAGGCTGCTCAGACTTTGTATAATACAAATCATTGTGATCATGTGAGGCAAGTGCCCTGTCGTCAAGCTGTGTCTGCACATTCTGAGTTACACCCTCTAGGAATTCTAGCTCTGCCTGAGAAATAAGTGGTGACGAAGAAATCTTGCCATCTGCATTTATGATAGCAGCTGTTGAGCTTGTAACAGATGTGCTAACCCTAGAGTCAATCTGGTCTTTGGTGTAATACCTTGTATCGTGAGTGTGTCCATCTTTAGATGCTAGTGCCCAGGAGCTCCAGGTGGTTGTTCCAAACTGTGTAGAGCGGTAATAGATATTATTCGTTGCACCAGCTGTGTGATAAGTCTGATAGGTTGTTCCAGATGCGTTGTAGACAACTAGAATACCATTTTGTGTGCTTGGATAGTTTAGTTCTACAGTTGGTGACCCAGTGCTATTGTAAACCCCTGTGTCTACAATGTCATTAAGGTTGGTTGTTAGTCCAAGGTTTGTAATTGCAGAAACACCAGCTTCTACGTTTTCTAGTGCAGCTAGGGTATCCCTAATATAGCCAGCCATTGACTCTGGCAAGATGTCATTCTCATTTGTTGGTACCGTTGTGGTACCGTAGTGATAAAGATTAAAAGCTTGTCTGATGTCGGCAGACTCTGAGTATGCTGGCACCTGTGTTGGGTAAAGATTTCCGATTTGCTCTGGCATTATGAAACCTCCGTAAGATTAAACTTATACTTTTTACCATTTCTGTGATTTATAAGAAATAGGTCAGTCTCGCCTTCCTGAATAGTATAGTTACCCCATGTTCCATCAACATCGTTTCCTATGCCCTCGTTGCTCATATGGATATCTGTAGTATATAGATATCTCCACTTATATTCTGCAGTACCCAAATCATAGGTAGCATGTGTACTTGGTATCATGTGAGAATCAATGTTTCCATTAAGATACGTTCCATCAAGATAGCTGGCTACGTCGGTATCTCCATAAGTGGAACTGCTTGTAGATGGAGTTACCCACTCTACATCGTAATCGGTATTTGAAGCCTTAGCTAGCACTTGACCAGATGTACCTGCAGCTGGGATACCTTCTACATCTGATGCAGCTGCACTAAGGTTAAGATCAATCAGCTCTATCCAGTCTTCTGCACCATTTCCAGTTTTCTGGTACATAACACGATAGTCTGTTTCTGTATCAGTAACGACTATTGCAATATCATAGAGGGCTACTCCAGCAGGTTTAGTGGTTGTTGATAGTCTTGGGTCTGCAGTAACTCCCCAAGTGCGAGTACCCCTGGTTCCCTGTGGTCCGATATTCAAGTCTACTTCTTGACTAGTTGACCCACCGACAACTACGACACTAACTGAGGAGATGTCTACTTCTGCCATTATGCACCGCTAACCTGTTCTGTAACTGTGATTGTTCCAGTTAGCACTGTATAGGTCTTTGGATATGGCGTAGCATCTGGATCGCTAATCTCTACGTCATAAACGTAAGTTGTGGCAAGCGTTAGGGCATCAGAGTCGGATGGGGTTATCGCACACTCAATTGCTGCATCTGTGACATTTGTGTAAGCTGTAATCTGGTTAGCAGAACCATCTGCACCCCTACTTGTAGAGATCGTAAAGGTAGCATCATATCCAGATAGATTGTCTAGGACAGTGCCGTCAGATTTGCGAGGGATGACATTAAACTCGTAAGTGTCACCTCGATAATAAGAAAAATTATAAGTACCTGGAAAAGCCATATGAATATTATAGCACGTTAGCTGACAGAAATTGTAATACTTAGAGGTGTGAAGAGGCTGTTCATATCTGATCTTGCTTGTGGCAAAATACCGTGTGTTTTTTCAGAATCTTCTTCCAAGGTAAGGAAGTGTGTTACAGATAGGCGATACTCATATTCATACTTGAAAAGACCTACAAATGATGTATATGCTCTTTCGCTATTTGGGAATACAGAGCGTAGCCATAGCTCAGTATTGGAACCTAGGGTCACAAAATCAAAGTCGTAAGTGATTTGTAGTCTTGTTCCTAGCTTGAGGTGTTTGAGATTAATTCTATCTGCTTCTTTGTTGTAAAGAGCTACAGACTTTTCTGGTAGGTATAGTTCTGTAGTATCTTTTCCAGATGCGTCTAGGTCAAAAGATACCCAGCCGTCTCTACCTTTCTTGGCACCCAAAGATATCTGCTCTTGCTTCTTGGCAGTATACCTTGCCCATCCAGTCTTTTGTTTGTAAGTTGGAAAATAACTTTCTCCATCTTTTCCTGGAAGACCTCTCTCTCCCCTAGGACCTTCTGGACCATCTTTACCAGGAATACCCTGTGGACCCCTCTCCCCCTGTGGACCACGTGGGCCTTCTGGCCCTGGCACAGCAATATATTGGGGACCATCTAGTAGTGGTTGCGAGGAAGCTTCTTTTTCATACGGAGAAGCCTTTTTACGAATTTTTGGGAAGTCCTGTTCCATATAATCTATTATCTCAGATTGTTAGGATTTCAGATACGTTCCGCTAATGTGAAAATTATCTTCTACTGTTAGGGACACTGGTGTAGTAGAAGTAAAGGTCTCGTCCTGACCATTGCTAGCCGTGTAGTAAAGGTTAAGCTGGCTTGAGCCTGCTGCTACATTGCCAGAAATCCCATAGCTCTTGCTACTTGAGTCATCATAAAGGTGACCACTTCTGAAGTAGTATTCATCTCTTGCATTGAATGGTAGTGTGACATAATACTGCCCCGTTCCAAAGTTTGTGATGTTATCAAAATCTACATTAACTGTAAAGTGCACAAGGTCTCCAATAACAATTGCTTCGCCTGCAAATAGTGGGTCTCCACTGAATGTTGGCTGAGTTCCATCTGTTCCTCCACCTACAATATACGAAGTGATTTCTGAAACTCCAGACTCACCCTGAATTCCCTGCTCTCCCTGTGGGCCTTGCTCACCCTGTGGACCCATTGGTCCTGTTAGTCCAGTCTCTCCCTGGATGCCCTGTAGTCCACGTGGGCCCTGTGGTCCAGGTACGCCTGGAAACGGTACAATCTTAACTGTTGGCATTATAAACTACCTCCTGTAACGTCTCCAATAACTGATATAGTCCCCACGACTGGTGTCCACACCGTGTCTCTGTCAATTGTTACTTGAAGATCGAAAGCCAATTCTGCTACGGTGCGAGAATATCCTTCTCCCCATAGCGATGTAATATCTGCTGTTGCGGTAATTGTTACATATCCGTCGCCAGCGACAACTTCTAATTCATCTGTGATGCCATTTTTGTAATCATAGGCCGACGCAGCATATTCCCAACTGCTGGTATCCCAAGCAGTGGCTTCGTCGTTTTCGTAAAACTCTACACGTAGCTCAGACGTGTCGCCTCGCACAACATTCCATTTAATGTTGGCGGGATTAGCCCCAAAGGCTTCTGGTCCACAAGATGATGTCATAGTACTTTTATTATACCACCAAAAACTAAAAACTGGTACCTAGTAGTGGGTATGAGAGACATCCTAGGTACCAGCTTTATATAATTATATCATATGTAACGAAATGATAACAAAAGCATCAAGAGATAGAGAACTTTATAATTGTTATATAAAAGTTATTAAAAAAAGACTTGACAAAGATATTTTTAGTGTATTATATAGAAGGGTTGATTATTAATATATATTATTCAAACTAACTCTAATAGAGTTTAGTGAATTTACTTATATTTATTATTTATATATAATATATAGTAATTACTTCTTATTAGCAATATAGTCTATAAACTTTTCATAAAGATCATCGATTTTGCGTTCTACTTTTTCTATTCTTCTAAAGCTTTCTGTGTTTAGGTTTTCGTTTCTTTCGGTTCTAACTTCTAGACGGTTAATCTGATCCTTTATGCTTCCTCCGCCGTTAGGCTTAAGCTCTTGCTTAATTTCTCCCAGGTAATGTTTGACTAACCATCTAATTGCCATGGCCACCATTGTAAATAGCGTACCTATCGCTACTGAAATTGCAAGGATAGTTTCTATTGTCGATAGTGGGGTCATAACCCTTTAATTATAAGGGTGTTTATAACAAAATGATAAATAAATTCGGCGGTAAAGTTCGTTTTTAAAGTTCGCTTTTAAAATCGGCGGCGAGAAGTACCCCTACCAAAATAACAGCGAATATAGCAAAACGGTAACAGAATGGTATCGCTGATCTATGGTAGAATATACTATATGAGTGACGTAAATTTCTTTGATCTCTTTGATCCTAAACAACCTAGGACCCAGAAAGATATCCAGAAAGAACGTCTAGAAACATGCAGAAGCTGTGAGTTCTTTTTACCAGGATCGCAACGATGCAAACTTTGTGGGTGTTTTATGACTATGAAGACAACCTTGGAACAAGCAAAATGTCCTATGGGATATTGGAAGGAATAAAATGAGACGAGAAGAAGCTATCGATGTTATGACTAAGGTAGTATTAGATATGAATAGAGAAATGGGAGAACAACAAGGAGTCCCAGAACAGCAGATTGTAATGACACTAGAGGCTATGAAGCCTGAACTAGATAGAGTTAATAGTATGTTGTTTGATGCTCTATACGAGCATGGTGTGATTAATTTGCATCAGTGATCGTTACCATTTCGTTATAATTATACCTCCGAAGATATGATATAATGTAATGTCCCCAGACAAGTGAGCTATCAAGATGAAGAAACTATGGATTTTGTTGTATACCTCCATAATTATTGCTAGTTGGATAGGTCTTTTTATGGGAGTTATACATATATTAGGAAATTATGCTACATCAAGATGAAAATTACTTAAGAAACGCTATAGAGTCAGGAAAGACCTCTAGAGATATCTCTAAGGACCTAGGCGTTTCGTATAAGCTTGTCGAGATTTACCTCGAAAAGTTTAACATACCGTTTACATCTATGATACCTGTTGTTATTGACGAAGATTAGACTCCGTGATCACAGCAACAACTACCATTTTCAACTTTGCATCCGCATCGATTGCATTTCATATCTAATTATACCAGAATCTGAAAAATTTCATTTTTACCAAAAATCTGAATATTTTGTAATGATGTACGATGCATGTTTTGAGAAAAAATACAACCAGGATTAGTCCGCACACCCCTACGCCCTTTATAACAAAAAGGTAACAACTATTCCGACACGCCGTCAAACAGGGCTAAAATGTCACCCCCCTCCCCTACTATAATAGTATAAAGAAATAAAGATAAATCATAGAAAGGATAGAAAATGATTTCAATTTCAGAAAACATAATCGTCGCTTCAAAGGCTGGCGAGGTGATGGAAATCACCGTTCCAGTTTCGGACTTCCAGTCAGCAGTTGCTTGGCTGAGGTCAGATGGATTCCAGATTCTGGATTTCATCTACTAGAATTTGTTACCAATTTGTTATCAAAAACACTTGACAAATTCAACAAAGTGTGATTGACTATACATAGATACAAAGAAAGGATATCAAATGTACAAAGTAACTTTTTCAGATGGAATTCTAAAGCAGGCTCTCTACCCTGCTACCGTTTCCATTGAGGAACTAACTGAGAGACTAGAGTCTCAAGGTCTAGTTGTTGTAATGGTTGAGACTAGTGGTAACCTAGACTAAAAAGTCTGGCCCTAGTTGTATAATAATCTTAGAAAGGATAATCAAATGGATTCAAGATACAAAGTTCTAAACACTCTATCTCTACAAGATGTAGAACAAGAATTGGCTTTCCTGTTCACTCTCAACCCTGACACTATGTCAGATGAAACTGCGGAATACATAAACCGCCTAATTGGTTTGGCTAATGCCCTTGGCACTAAGCAGGTCTACTAATGCTAATTGACCTACTAATCTTCAGTGCCTGGTTCCTGGTCTCGCTGTTCATAATCAGGACAATGTCAGTCTAAAATTTGTTACCATTTTGTTACCAAAAAAGACTTGACAAAGTCACCAAAGTGTGATTGAATAATACTAGATAAAAGAAAACAAGATTTCATAGAAAGGATAAAAAAATGATTTCAGTTTCAAACATTTCAGTTCAGTTCCTAGCAGGAGAGTTCGCATTCTGCGACATCTGCTCCAACTACACCCCACAGGTGTTGGTTACTGAAAGTGGTTACCCAGAACAGGGTTGCCAGTATTGCTGGGAAGCCTATGGTGAAATAAACTAGGCTTTTTCAAATTCCTCGGCGTGTCGCCTTGACACCCAGGAATTGGTGTGTACCGTATACGGGCACACGGGCCCCCCAGATCCGAATTTACGAAGTGTTACGAGAGACGGTCGAAACCCCACAGTTGATTCGAACACTTGTTCTAATGTAACAGAATGATAACAAAGATAAAAAAGAATAAGAAAACACGGCGTGTCACCCCTAAAATGTCAGACCCCTGTGTTAGTGTATACACATAACAAGAAAGGATGACAAATGTCAAAATCAGTAGCGGATGTAATCGCAGAGTTTGAGGCTACCCAGGTAGCGTTCGTAGAGAAGAGGGACGGCGAGACTGGTGTCTCCACTATGGACCCTCGTGTTGTTGGTAGGGTTATTGCCCTAATGGGAATCACTATAGCAGAGGGTTCCAAGTCTTGGGTCAGGTTCCTTGAGATGAAAGAGCGTTTCGAGAGAGATGAGGTCTCATAAATGTCAGACCCCTATGCTAGAGTAATCGTATAATCAGAAAGGATAAAAATGAATCAGTCAGTAATCGTCAAGAATGTAACAAGTGAAAAAGTCATTGCTAGTGCAGAGGCTGTCATTGGTCGTGACCTAACAGAAATGGAAATGGTTCTAATGGACTACGCTCTAGAGCAAGTCAGATTGGGGTTGGTAAAATGAGTGAATCAGTATGCGTATACTGCCTAAACATTGTCAATGACTATGTATGCCCTCACTGCAACGAGTATGACGGGCTAATGCCAATCAAAGATGCCCAGGACTACTTGGGCGAAGACTTTCCAGAGGAGTTTCTAGAGTATGTCTAAACTATCTACCGCAGAACTAGAAGAACTAATTTTCAAAATAGACTTGATGTTGGCAGACAATTCTGCTAGTCTATTCACAACAGAGGAGGCAGAATGATTTTCTACAATGGTTTCAACTTGCTAGTTGATTTGATTTTGGTTGGGGTTGCGATTGCCGTTACCTATAACGTAACTAAGTATCGTTACTACTCCACCAAGAGGGATAGCTTTATCCCGCCATTCTAGTCTAACCAAGCGACTAGTCTATTCCCCCTTCGGAAAGTTTCTTATCCTTTCATTCCGTTGGGGGAATATTGGCGGCCCGATCACACGGGCCAGCCCCAGGAAGTAATTTACGAAACGTTTACGAAACGCCACAAAATGTCGGTGATGTGTGTTAGTATTTTCTTACAAGTCGAAAGGATAAATAAATGGAAAACTATGTAGAGCTATTCACCCAGGTTGCGGCTAAGGCTACTTATGGACAAATCGAGCAGGCTAGCAAGTGGTATCTTGACGCAGAGCGTGTTGCCCACGAGGTTGCTAGAAACCTAGACGCAGACTTAGAAGTTGGGGCAAGTGTTGTCTCTTCATTCTCACCTAGAGAGCGTTGGACAAACAATGTTGAAAAGGCTGTAGCTTTCTCCCTAGGTCAGAAGGTTGTTGGGTTGCCTAACAACTTGGCAATGGCTAAGAAGTCTATCAAACTTGGCTTTGACGCACTAAATGGGCAAAAGACTAACTCTTTCGCTAGAGCTATTGCAGGTGATGAGAACGCAGTTGTGATAGATGTTTGGATGTTGCGTGCACTAGGTATTGAGAAGAAAACACCTACCCAGTCTCAGTATAAGGAAATGGCTAGGGCTGTAACTAAGGTTGCCAAAATCTATGGCACTACCCCTAGAACTATGCAGGCACTGATTTGGATTATCGTCAGAGGTTCTGCACTATAATGTCAGACCCCTATGCTATAGTGAAACTATGAAGAAAAAGGCTAAGAAACTAGGAATGGCGAATGAGGCTAGGCGTAAAGCAGAGTCTCAGTCGCTGTTTCGTGAAATGCTAAAGGCACCTCACTTAGTCGTAACCCCTAAGCAGTATAAAGGCACACGCCAGTCAAACAAGAATAAGGCAATTAGAGAAAGTAGAGATAATGGGTAGCATTCAAGCAGCAGAGATGGCAGAACTAATGGAGATTGAGAGTGCTATTTCTTGGCACCTAACTTCTAACCACTTCCCCCCAGTTCCAGTTAGTATGGTCCCAGTATGCATTGAGGCTATTGAGAATGCTAATGCAGGTGACTGGATGAAGAATGTATCACTTCCTGAGGGCGTAGGATACCAAGGACTAACTGTTGCACCTACCCACGCAATTATTGAACAGCACCACCTAGACTTCTGGGTAGAGCTAGATGAGGAGTATGATGAAGAAGACTTATAACACGTATAACTGTTTTGATTGCAACAGGTTGACACGTAACCTTTTTGAATTTGAGACGGTGAATGTTTGTGCTCCCTGCTACGCTATCAGGGTAGGCCATCCATCTGCACGTAAGAATCAATAGATGTATATGCATAGGGGCATATAACGAAGAGGTCCGCTTTATCCTTTCTGCGGACCTGTGCCGTCCTGGCCATGACGTAAAACTGGCCACAGGCGTGGCCCGATCACGCCAGGTAACAAAATGATAACATGTTACGAAAGGTTTACGATACCCCGCTAAAATGTCGGTGGGTAATGCTATAGTGTAACTACAAGATGAAAGGAAAGTATGGGAACTAGAAATCTAACTAAGGTAATCAAGGATGGCGAAGTTGTTGTCGCACAGTATGGGCAATGGGATGGCTATCCATCTGGGCAGGGCCTGACTGGGTTCTTTGCTGTTACCAAAGATGATGTAATGGCAAGTCTTGAGGCTAATCTCAAGCTTATCTTCTACCCAACTGAAGAGCAGAGGAGAGAATACGCTAAGCCATTTGAGGATGGGCACGATGTGGGTTGGATGACCTTTGAGAGTGGCAAGGCTTATGGTGAGAAGTATCCTAGTCTAACTAGAGATACTGGGGCAGAAATCCTGTATCTAATTGCTAATGCTACAACGCTAGTCCCTTTGTATCTGGACATTGAGTTTGAGAATGACGACCTGTTTTGTGAGGGCGTGTATGAAGTCAATTTAGATAATAAGACATACACATCTAAGTATAATGGTATCATTGTCACCCTTACCTTTGACGAGGCTAAGGAACTAGGTGTCGAAGGTTACCTAAAGAGATTTGGAATGGATGACGAAAGTATCCAGGCTGTTATACATTCGTTATCAAAAGCAGCTTGACAAACAAGCATTTTTCTGGGACAATAGACTTATCAACAAAAGTTGATAACAAAAGTGGCTGGCTCGCCACAACGGAAAAACCTAGTCAAGAAATCTAGGTGAAAGGAAGCATAATGAACGCAATAGTTGGACAGCAGTTCACAACCGCAAAGTCAGGCGTAACTGGCATTGTTCAGGAGATTGTTGAGAACAAGAACGGAACATTCCGTGTTCGTCTTGATGTCAATGGTCAGCCTCGCTGGACTACTGTAAC